GAACCTGACGGCATTGAACCAGGCAGTTGTTGTTCAGGCGGCATGGCGGCGATTGAGAGCAGCGTGTCGTACGACATCTTGGCTGCCGACTTGGTCTCAATAGAAACCACCTTGCCAAAACTCGGGGCAAGGCGGATACTGAGGTTGGTGTACACAGCTTCGTTAGACGAATCAGGCACGCCAGTCTCGGCGTCCAGGTCACTGGATTCTGGACTTGACGGAATGGGGTAACCCAGACGGATACCCTTGGCATTCCACGAGGCCATCATGGCATCAAGGCGGCGTAGGGCACTCTGCATCTGCTCAGGAGTCAGGTCGAAGACATAAGCCGCCAACCCAATCTCTTCAAAGGCCTGTGTGACGAATTGGCGCTTAGTCCAGCCCATGATTACTCCTTGGCGAGTGCTTTGGTGATCGAGGCGCTGAGTTCAGCGTCGGTCGTCTTTTTACCGAACTGGATACCCAGCTCTTTGGCCTTGGTCTCGAGCTCAGCACGAGTTGGCGGTGCGTCATCGGTCTTGACAACAGCAGGTTTGTCGTGGGCATCGATGGCTTCAGGGAGCGTGGTGAACCAACCGTCAGCCAGTTTGGCATCGAGCTCTTCTTGGTCGTTGGCAGCTGTGTAGTCGTAAGTGCCACCAGCGCGGGAATGTGGGCCATGACCCTTGTAGACGAGCGTGGGGAACTGGTCGTCGGTAGTTTGAACTTCTTCAGTCATTTTGGTGTCCTCAAGTGGATTGATCAACAGGTTGAAGAAAGGGGCCGAAGCCCCTTCCCTCAATCAGCTTAGGTTTGGCTGAACATCATGATGCCGGCCATCTCAGGCTGTTTGCACACGACACCGAAGAGAGTGTCCAAGCGGTACTTGGTCTTCATCGTGTTGATGTCGTAAAACTTCTGCATGACAAGCTCGATGCCCTGATCGGTGGAGGCGCGCATCACTGCGGTGCCTGCATCGGACGGGACGGCGTAGCGGCCGGGCAGAATTTCCAACGCGTCCTTCTGCCAGAAGGGGTTCTGGTAGCCGGCGACGGTGTTCAAAAACACGATGGCCGAGGTAGCAGACTTGGTGCTCACCACGCAGTTCTGATACTGAGCCGAAGCGTCGTTGGCCACCTGGTTGCTGATGATCGGCGGGCTGATGACCATCGTGGTGCCGTTGGTCACGCTGATGACACGGAAAGTCTTCAGCTGGCCAGTATCGCCCTTGGTGATGGCATGCACGCTGTTCACAGCAGCGATCGTGAAGGCATCACCAGCAGCTACGTTGGCAGTGCTGGACACGGTCACGGTCTGGTAGCGGTTGTCAACGTTGATCTTGCCGCCCACGGAGGTGCTCGTGGCTTTGGGGATGTAGTAGTTAACAGCGGCGTCCAGAGTGCTGATGGTCAGACCTGCACCGCCGGCAGCAGCCACCTTGCGGTTGGCGTAGTCCAGCTTGTACGTGTCGAACGAGGCGATCATGCCGACATAGGCACGGCGGTAAGCTTCCTTGGGCAAGTCAGTCACGTTTTGACGACCAGCCAGGTTACTTGCCATGCCGTTGTAGTCACGCGTGCTCAAAGCAAGGTAGCGGTCGTACGAAGGCACACCGATTTCGTTGAACACTGCTTCGCACTGGGCAACGTCATCAAAGCCAGAAGCGGCCGCGGTGCGTTTCACAAACAGGGTACCTTGCGCAGATGCCACGTTCATGAGTGCCACGTTGATGTCGCTGGCCAGTTTCTGCTTGGCACTGTCGCCGAGACGACCTTCTTGCAGAGCGTCGCGCAGCTCCTTGGCGTTCAAGGTCCAAGGCACAGTCTTGCTGAAACCCAGTGTGGCGGGCACAGAAAGCTGGACCATGTCCTTGTACAGGGCGGAGATGTCAGTACCAGGCGCGCCGTCGATCGAGTTGGCGATATACGGCTGAGGACGCCAGATGGTGTCTTGCGAACGCTCCATCTCGGTGCTGTTGGTGTTGTAGGTCGCGACGTTGCGGCTCAAGACCAAGGCGTCATTGAAGCCTTCGAGGATGTCTTCAAACGCGACGCGCTCTTCTTTGGAAAATGCATTTGCCATGATTGGCTCCTATTTCAAAATGGTTTACTTGGCCGCTTGCTTCGACTTCTTGTACTGAATGACTTTGGTGAAGTCACCAGACTTTGCCGCCTCAGCGCGCAGCCGCTCGAGGGTTGAGTCCACAGCCCCAGACTTGTTGCCAGTTCCCTGGACAGTGCGTTCCGGTGCCGTGGCTGCTTTGCGTTGCGTAACTTTCAATTGAGTCTCCAGTTTAGCCACCGCGAAAGCAAATTTCACGGGGTCGGTGATGGTCGAGATTTCCTTGGCCTTCTTCGGGTTCTTGCCCAGCGCATAGATGACCAGTGCGGGGTTCTCAGCTCCTTGCAGCACAATGCCTTGCTGGGTGACGTTGAAGACGTCCTGGGCTACTGCCTCAGCGTCATCAAAGTCCTTCACCTTCAGTGCGGTTTTTGCCGCGCCGTAGGCATCCAGTTTGGCCTGCCAAGCTTTCTGCTGCTCTTTCTGAGCGGCTTCGGCTTGGACAGCAGCTTGATCGGCTTCACGTTTCCGGTCGTACCAAGCTGCCAGTGCTTGCTCAAACTTCTCAGTGTCGTAGTCGTGGTCTTCGAGAGTGGGTTTCTTGCCCAGGGCTGCCGGCTTGGTCTCAGCTGCCTTGGTGGCATTCAACTTCTCTTCCAGTTCACGGATGCGACGCTTGTCCTCGCGGTTGGTCTTGCGCAGTTCACGTACCCATTCAGGCGCTTGGGTCTCTTCCTCGGTGGGCGGCGTTTCCTCACCAATGGTTACCACAACATCATCGGCCTCGGTGGCAGTTTCCTGGGTGCCTTCGCCTTCGTTGTCATCGGACTGGGTTTCGTCGGTGCTACCGTCTTCGCCCTCGCCGTCCACAACCGTGGTTTCGTCTTCCAAGGTTACCACTTCATCGTCTGTCGTTGCTTGACCGTCTGCCTTTTTGTTCATTTCATGACCCCATTCAAAACTCACCCATTAAAGCGGCTGGGTGGGAACCGCATAAACAAAGATCTTACAGTGGAATGCCGTTCTGTGATACAGTTTCGGCCCCTTGTGGTTGGACTTGGCCCAAACCACCGAACTTTTCAATGACCTCCATGGCCTGGCGCTGTTCTGACGAGTCCACCTCAGCCAAAGTCTTCATGGTTTTGGCCTTCGTTTCATCCGCCTGAGCCACTGTGAGGATGGTTTTGGCGCGAGCTTGGGTAGCGTTGGCCGTGGCTTCGTCAGCTGCCGCCTGCAGATACTGGGTATTCGGGTCAGGCTGCTGGTTGGCCTGCTCTTGGGCCATGGTCTGCTGTTCTTCCTCTGTGGGCTTGACAACTCCCATGCGGAGCAGCTTCTTGCGGAAGTAGTCGCGCACCTCAGTGATACCTTCGCCTTCCATGTTCATCATGGCCATGGCGCCCAGGACCTGCTTGGTCTCAGCGTCATCGGTCAAGGAAGCCATGCCGGTCAGCGCCCGGACCGTGGCAGCACGCTTACTTGCAGACGACGGGCCAACATCCACATTGACGTCGAACTCAGCTTCAGACAGGTCGTTCTCCGTCTCAATCTCGCCCTTCTCATTGACCACAGGCTTGGCCAGCTCGACTGACTGCATCTCGTTTTGTGGACCAATGGACTTCATCTTGCGGCCTTCTTCGACCAACACGTCACGAGCCATGCTCAACCAGATTTCACCTGAGCGCTTGACGGCCTTGCTCATGTTGCTCATGTAGATGAAGGTCTGCATGTCGAGCTTGCTCTGGATCAACTCAACAGCCTTGCCACTGATGTTCGGTTGCAGCTGCTCGCCTGCCTGTTGGTTGCCCAAGAGGTCTTGCATGTCCTGCTCGGTAATCTGCAGCAGAGCAGCCAAGGCCTGTGGTACCTGAGGCGGCTTGGTGTAGCCGATCGGGCCTGAGATGGCTTGGTTGCCATTGGCATCGGTGATGGGATTGACCAGCAGGTAAGGGAAGTTCTTGATGTTGTCATCGGCCCACATCATCTGGTGGCCAGCAACTTGCTCAGGCGTCAGGATAGGCTTCTCAACCGAGGACAGGGCGCTGATTTCACCGAGCTTCGACAGTTGCATGTTCTTCAAACGCTGAGCATCCTTGGCCAGACGGACATGGCCCATGCAGCGTTCCACATTGTCGACAAACCAGCGCTTGCCATACATGGGCACAATGGGAATACACTTGCCGGCAATATAGCCACAGTCCTCGAGGATCTTGGCACCAGACAGGATGTACTTACGGACACGGCGACGCTTGATGTTCTTCTGGCGTACCTCGCGGCTACCAACTGCCATCAGGCGTTCTTCCAAGGTCTCATCGGCCTCGAAGTCAGAGTCCTTGTAGCGTTCCTCATCGCCGCTCAGGGTCTCCCAAATGTAGATGGTCTCGCGCTTCTCTTCGACGCGGTAGTACTCAGCCACGAAGACGACATCAGGTGTCAACCAGTCGAACTCGTATTGGTGGACTTCTTTTGGCCACGAGGCAGGATCATCGCCCCACTCATCCTTGTAGGCTTGACGTGTCATGGACGTGATGACGAAGCAGCGCTTGGCGTCAGCCTTGTCTTGGCGCTTGGCGTTCAGGTCAAAGAACACAGACGAGTCGGCATCGAAGATCGGCTCAATGCGGATGCGCTGCTTCTCGTCTTCTTCGTCTTCTTCATTCTCGTACACAGTGCGCAGACGCCATGCACCAAAGCCGCCGGCCACACCTTCCTCAAAGGCGTTGTCGTAAGCTTCCTCAGCACCGCTGTCCTGCTCATCGGCACGGTACAGACCATCACACGTGTCTGCCAGCTTGTCCTTCTCACGACCCTCTTTGCTCACGAAGTCGACGGTGATACGGTTGTTGCGGTACTCGTTGATGATGCGGATGACGGCCAAGTGGATCTTGTTGACCTCGAACTTGGGCTTGTTCTCGAACTGCTCGCCCAGCGGACCTTCCCACTGAGCACCTGCGATCGAGTAGAAGCGCCGATCTTGGAGGCACTGCAGTCGCTCATCGCGCATGGATGATTGGATGTTATCAAACTCTGCAAGCGCCTCCTGGTGGATGGCAGCAAGTCGTTGCTCTTTGGATGGTCGGGCCATGGTAGTTCCTTATCGATTGAAGTGATGGGTGGACGCGATCGGCTCGACCTTGACGTCCTTCTTGAAGTTGATCGGCCATTCGTGGTCAACGCAATAGCCAACGGCCGTGGTGATGTGCTGATACTCGCTGTCCTCCTCGAGGAAGGTGCTACCCTTCTTGATCTGAACGGTGGCAAATCCCTTGTGCACGTACTTGGCCTTCTCAATGTTCACGAACAGGCTGACCTCGCCCTTGGCATTCTTGATCTTGGCGCGTACTGCGTTCTGCCTGTCCTTGATGGCTGGTGCGGCGTTCTTCACCTTGCGGGTCACGGTCCAGTTGTTGGCACGCAGCACCTGCTCCATCTCGGTGTAGTCTGAGGCGTGTCCATGCTTCTCACCAGCTCGGCCTGCTGGGTCACCGTAGATGATGACACTGCGGTTGGCATGGTTCTTGTACTTCTCAACGAACTCAAGGGCAGACTGCCTAGCTACCGCCGATTGGAGGATGATCTCGTCAAGGATGTAGAAGTCATTGCCACGACGAACACCGACACCTGAGCTCATTGGCGTGAAGTTGAAGTCATGGTGCCACATCAGCTGCTCATTGGGCTTGATGACCTCAGTGGTGTAGTTGTCTGGGCTGTAGTCCTCGTAGACACGGCCTGATGCAGTCTCGAAGCTGGCCTCATATTCCTGCCGGTACTGACGGGGCGACATGCGGCGCTTGGCGGCATCGATCACGTCCTTGGGCAGGATGTCAGCCGACTTCCACGTGTACAGCTTCCAATCAGGGTCACCTGACGACCGAGCATACTCAGCCATCTCGAAGTAATGGTTCAGGCCGTCAGGAACCCCAATCAACCAGCACCATGGACGGTAGTCAGGCTTCAGCGGATTGAATGTATCTAGCGCAGGACTGATGTTCTCCTGCCATGCTCCTTCGCGCACGTCGGCAATCTCATCGATGACGCCGCCAATCCAGAGCACACCTTCCATGCGTTGAGGCTGGTCAAGGCCGATGAGGCTGATCGTGCTGCCGTTGGGCATGCGGATCTGAAGCTCGGACTCACTGACACTGCGGTCACCGAGCACGGAGGCGAAGCACAACCGCTTGAGGTCTTGCCAGTAGATCCGCTTGACTTGGTCACGAGTAGGAGCGGCCACAAAGTAAGGGCCGGGTTCACGCATGGCCTCACGCACCACGAAGCGCTTGGCCCTTTCAGTCTTGCCTGATCGGCGCCCTGCTGGGACCACCTTGAACCGCACCTTGTCATTGACCAAGTCGGTTTGAACGGAGTGGGCAGTCAGCGGGTACCACCGCTCCATGTCCTTCTGATGGGCGAGGTCTATCATACTGGAAGCTTCTCTGCGATTGACTTCAAGGTCTCGGCCACGGCATCTGAGTTGCCACTGACGGAGACAGTTTGTACTGCGAGGCGAGGTGCATAGAACGGAGCAGCTGCTTTTGCTGCGTCGATGCGCGTGGGAAAATCTGCGTAGACTTCTTCTTCCACAAGCTCTTTGCTCTTCTCCTTGCCCTTGGCGTCATACTTGACGACCCAACGTTTATGCACGATGCCTTCTCCACGGCTTACCTTCAGCAACCACTCATGTGGGAGCATCCCGGTTTCCATGGCGGCTTCGCGGGCCTTGGCCGTGACCTTGGCGAGCGTTCCTTTCGGCCGCCCTGCACCTGCTCTTGCTCCACCAACTGCCATAATCTGACTCCACAAAGAATTTTTGAATGCGTTTCACCTGTTGGTGTGGATCGTAAACCGTTTCACTGTTGGCGTAAACCCCTCTATCACATGTGGGAACCGTCGTACACCCGCTTTATGGTCGCTACACATCTGCGGCGGCGTAGCCTGTGTAGCGGCAATGTGTAGCGACCTAAGTTGTTGATTTATAAGACTTTCTACAGATACTACAGATTATTCTTACTTTTCTATAGAAGAAGAAGAAGAAGAAGAAGTAGATATAGAGAGAAGAGAGAATAGAGATTGGTGTAGTTGCGCATAATCTGTAGCGGGAGCCAAGATGCGTAGCGGGAGCAGCCAAGTGAGCTAAGTGC